AACAAGATCAATCAGCAAATGCAGGAAGCAGGGGTTGATCCGTCCATCATTGACCGTGCGGTTGCAAACTCCCCACTCATGAGACAGGCGCAGGTGGCGCTTGACCACGCATCCAACCTCAATGCACAACGGGCGCTTGACGCGGATTTCGCAGAGATCATGCGGCTTGATCCGTCGTTAAACTCCGTTGCGGACATCCAGGCATTACCAAACTTTCCGGATATGGTTGCCTATTGTGCCAGAACGGGAGCATCCGTCGTTGACGCGTACAAGGTTATGAACTTTGACCGCATCATGCAGGCGAAAACCGGAGCTGCAACGCAGGCGGCAATCAATAGCGCAAAGTCCAAGGGACACATGGCGCAGGTGGGAGGAATCGTAAACGACGACGGAACGATGGATATACCTGCAGCCGAATTGCAGAAGTGGAAGGAATGGTACCCGGAGAAGTCCAACAAGGAACTTCGATCACTGTACAACAAAGCAATGAGACTAAAAGGAGATTAAAGCTATGGCAGTAACAATCAGAGACAACACCAAAAACGGGGATATGTGGAATGAATGGGCTACCCTGCTCAATGCCGCGATCTTCGATGCTGACGCGCAGCAGAACGACTACGACGACATCTTAAAGGCGCTGGCGAATATCGCAACGTCCAAGAGATGGGGCGAAAAAGCAACAACCTTCGGAGGCCTGGGCGATTTCGAGTACAAGGCCGAGGGAACGGACGCAACGGAAGATACCTTTGTGGAAGGTTACGCCAAGTTCATGGAACACATCACGTTTGCAAAGAGCGTGCTGCTGTCCAAGGAAATGATTGACGATAACCAGATCGCGGAAGCGAAGGCAAAGGTCATCAACCTGGTGCAGTCCTATAAGAGAACCCGCGCCAAGTTCATGACGCAGGCACTCACTACCTCCATCGGAACGACCAAGACCATGGCCTTCGGCAATAAGACCGGTATTGACATCGGTACCCCGGATAATAAGGCGCTTTTTGCTGCTGACCATCCGTTAAAGAACGCCACCGGTGTCACGCAGGCCAACCTGTTCAGCAACGCGCTGGGAACCGACCCGACGGTTATCAATGCGCTGTCCAACCTGATGCGCAACTTCAAAGATGACAGAGGCGAAGTGCTGGGCTTTGAGGCCGACACAATCATCATCCCCGGCAACCGTCCGAGCATGGAACGCTTTGCAAAAGCGATCATCGGTTCTGAAGGCGAAGTGGGAGGTAACAAAAACGACATCAACACGGAACGCGGCAACTGGAAGATGGTTGTCAACCCGCTGTGGACACCGGAAACCGGCAATCCGTATATCCTGATGTCGTCCAAGGCGAATAAGGCGCTGCTTGCGTCCCGCTTCTACAACAGAACGGATCTTGATGTCGAGAACGAAGTCAAGATCGAATCCCGCAACATGGTGTACAACGGCTTTGGCCGTTTCGTTGGCGGCTTCACGAACTGGCGCCACGTCATCATGGGCGGTTCCGACGATGCTTCCGCTGAAACGTGGAGCGCATAAAACCATTACAAGGGGCGGGTATAACACCCGCCCCACCCCTTTCAAGGAGGACAGAATGAAAATCGGTGACATTATCAAAGTGAACGGTAAGAGGTGCCGCGTAACAGCGGTATACGGCGCAAATTACAGTTATGCAGAAGAGATCGAGGAACCGAAGGCGGAACCGGTTGAAGCAGAAGTGATTGAGGAACCGAAGGCGGAACCGGTTGAAGCAGAAGTGATTGAGGAACCGAAGGCGGAACCGGTTGAACCGGAAGAAAAACCCAAGAAGAGGGCTAAAAAGTGACCTGGAAAGAGATCAAGCTTGCCACGCTGCAAAAAATGTTTTCGTCGAACGGCGAGACCATACAGATGGATTCGAGCAACCAGGAGTATTTGTATGCCATGCCGCAGCAGGCTAACGAGGCATTGCAAATGCTGGCCACTGCCGGGAAGTTTATCATAAAGGACATCGAGATCGTCAACCGTCCGATTGATAACATTTTAGGTAACGGCTTTCAGAACTACCACCTAATCCATAATGGCGTATCATTTACCGCACCCGGCCTGTCTTATTACTTTGAGGCGCAGGGGAGGTTGACGCTCACCATCGAGATTGAGGGTGTGGAAACGGTAGTGGATATCAACCCGGAAGGATCTACCGGATACGTCATCCACAAAGGCCATATAGACAATCCAGACAAAAAGAATGTCACGCTGACGTTCTATGCGGAGTATGAAGCGAACCTGAAAAACGTGTGCATGTATGAATACTCTTTCGAGGATGACGACCATGTACCGCAGTACAGGGAGTTTATGAGATACCGCATGAAAGACGTTGCGGAGGATTTTTACCAGTTTAAGGCGGCGGAGCTTTACAAGGACGACGAGGACGGTTACGAGGTTGCCGATGACTTTTACCAGGAGGCGGATCAGACGTTTGTGGTTGAACGCAAAAACAAAGGTGTTTACCGCATTTACTACCGCGCATATCCGGTTCGGATCACGCGTGAAACGGAGGATGATTACGAGCTTCCGTTAGATCCGGAAGTGGCTGTATTACTCCCCCTCTACATGGCGTCGCAGGGGTATAAGGACGACGACAACAGCATTGCAACCGTATATCGGAATGAATTTGAAGTTGCGTTTGACCGCCTTATGAACGGTACCACCATGAGGCGTAAAGAAGAGTTTACATCACTGACAGGATGGTGAAATGGCACAATTCAAGATCCCCCCGTCACCAACTAAATACCCGTACATGTCAAGCGAGTTTTTGGGCGCTGACTTTACCAGTGAATCATCCACCGTATCGGAGGATAAAAGCCCTAACGTCATCAACATGATCCGCTCTGTGCCCGGAAAGATCCGCAAGCGCATGGGTTACCATCCGGTTATGGATTATGAAGATCACATATACGGCGCACACAAATTTACCGTAACAGGGGATTTCCTTGTTCATGCCGGAACAAAGCTCTATAACTTTGCGCGTATGGCGTCGAGGGAATGGGTGGATGATGACGACAAGAACGTGATTGCGATTGAGCGCAAGTGGGGCAGAGATCGCAGGAGCGTCACGAACACCACCGTATACGATATCGACGAATGGTACATGCTGAAAGAGCCGCTTGCGGGCATGATCGACCATGACGAGTACGAGAGCGTCGCCCCTGTTGATGTATATGATCCGGCTAATTATGACACGCCGATTGTTATTGAGATCGTAAAGGATGACGGGAACGGTGGGGATGAAGTGATTACTGACCCGCTGCACTTCCCCTATGATGGCCTGGAAGAGATAGAGGGGCTTAAAAGTGTTACCTTCGACTTCGGATCTAAAACCATAAAGTTTACGACGTTCGGGAAATATCCGGAAGTCTATATTCCGTATGTTTCAAAAGAGCAGATCAAGGCGCATAACATCCTGTTTCTTACAGGAGATATCGAGGATAACTGCGTATATGACGGAATGGCAGAGCACCGTTCCGTGTCGTTCCAACTTGGCCAGAAGCTCGTGATCCTTGATGGCACGTCCGTAAAAATATACGACGGCAACGGGATACATGAGTTGTCGGAGGTGGCTTATGTACCGACGCTGACCATATCTAAAAACCCTGATGGTGGCGGAACAGATTACGAACCGTTAAACCTTATCTGCCCTACGTTTATAGAACAGTTTGTGGTTGATTCCACTTCAGAGAAAACTAAGAAGTTTCAAATGACCTTCGGAGATCTTGACGATGATAAAGAAGTCAAGGCATGGCTGCTTGACAAAGAAGGTAATTGGGTTGAGAAGTACGAGGGAACCGATTTCACGGTAGATCGGAAAGTTGGTCTGATTACGTTTACAACAGCCCCTGGGCTTTCACCCGTAACCGGTGAGGACAATGTGAAGATCCAAGTATCGCGAACGGTTGAAGGGTATGCAGACAGGATCAACCATTGCACCATTGGTATTTTGTTCGGTGTCAACGGCGCGAATGACCGCCTGTTTGTTTCGGGGAATACTGACAGTGGCCGTGGCGTATATGGGGATCTGTACTCGTATATCAACTATGACTGGTTTTCGCAGCAGTATGATCCCACATACTTTGGCGATACCTGGTATGCAAAGCTTGGTTCTGACGCTGCTGCAATCATGGGCTATTCCATTATCAACAACTACCTTGCGGCGCATAAGGATTACAACGAGGATTACCAGTCTGTCTTGATCCGCGAGGGTAACCTTGTGGACGGTCAGCCGTCGTTCAAGCTGATAAACACGCTGCAGGGGACAGGTGCTATATCGCGGTATGCGTTTTCGTATCTTGCGACGGAGCCGGTATTCTTAACGCCACTTGGCATATACGCAATCACGGCGCAGGATGTAACAGGTGAGAAGTATGCACAGAACCGGAGTTACTACCTTGAAGGACGGTTGTTGAAGGAAGAGGGTTTGGAGAACGCACACTCCGTTGCATGGAAAGACTACTATATCCTTGCCATCAATGACCACCTGTATATCCTTGACGGCCTGCAGCCCATAAGGACAGACCGATCAAGGCCGTATGCCACAAGGCAATATGCAGGGTTTTACTTTGAGAACGTCCCGGCAACAACCATGTTTGTGATAGACAACGAGCTATTCTTTGGTACTGCTACCGGAAAGATCATGAAGTGGTACACGGATGAAAAGGACATATCATCCTACAACGACGACGGAGAAGCGATAGAAGCAATATGGGAAACGTGCGATATCTCCGAAAAGCACTTTTACAAGAATAAGACGTATCGCTATATTGCTGTCAGATGCCCCCCGGAGATAACATCATCCGTTGAAATATGGGCGCAGAAGAACGGGATATGGGAAGTGATTAAGGAGGATAATGTAACCCTTAACTACATCTCATTCCAAAAGATCACGTTCTCAAAGTTTACGTTTTCAACGAATAAGACGCAAAGGGTTACGGCATCGAAAATGCGGTTAAAGAAACTGGATCACGCACGGTTCCGGTTCGTAAATCGTAAGCTGAATGAGCCGCTTGGAATCAACGATTATGCAGTGGAGTTCACGCAGGCAGGCAATCGAAAGTGAGGTCACAATGATTTCAAAGATCACGAATGAAGAGAAAAAGGATAAGGGTGTAACCGGTCTGCCGGATACACCGGAGCTTACCACCATGCAGATGCAGCAGCGGTTTGACAGCCTTGGCAACCTGGCCATTGACGGCTTTAACCGCGCTGCAGATCAGCTGAACAGTACGGAAGCCGGGAACAGTGGGGCAAGCAATATCGGGGCTACGGTACCGGATAACGTGATTGCGTCAGGGAATATTCAGTCTGTACTTGATGCGCTCGCATTATTAGTCCTTTCTGCAAGGGGCAATGAACACTCGCACGCAAACAAGACCGTGCTGGACGCCATCACGGTTGATGTCAAAATAGCTTATGACCGTATCGCACAAATGCTATCTGCCATCAACGCGGTGGAGAATGTGGTTACCAATAGCCCTACGGCGATCCCGACATCCGCAGGTGTACACCGGTTGCTGTCTGATTTTGATTATGAGGCCTTGAAGCTGGCACTGTATCCGATTGGTACAGTGTATTTTTCCCATGTGGCCATATCCCCCGAAACATTTATTGGCGGAACCTGGGAGCGCGAAACACTGATTGACGGCATCTTATCATGGAGGCGCACAGCATGAGCACAATTAAGATTACAGAATTACCAGAGATCCAATCCGTATCTGACGGATCGTTTATTGCGGTTGATGATGGAGCGCTTACAAGAAAGATCTCCGTTGGGAACTTCAACGATACGTCAAACACGACCGCGAAAGCGTATGCGCAGCAAGCAGCGGAATCGGCTGCAGGTGCTGCAGAATCGGCGGCGAGTGCCACGCAAAAGCTGGAAGATATGGACAGACGCCTTACCAACGTGGAGACGATGGCGAATACTGTTAGTTCGCTTGCCAATGAGGTAACGGCACATGCGGAATCTGCAAACAACGCGGCGATATCTGCTGCCGGTTCCGCGTCAACCGCAACCACAAGAGCGCAAGAGGCGACGGAGGCCGCAAGCGAGATTGACCAGGCTGCTCTTCTGGCAGAATCGTGGGCGAAAGGTGGAACCGGTATCAGAGA